GCCGCCGCCGTGTCCGCCGGCGCGGTGGCTCGATCAGGTCACCGGCGAGGCGCTGTATCCGTGGCAGGCCGAGGTGATCGGCGACCTGTGGGGGGAGGACCGGCCGAGGGCCGCCTACGTCCAGGTCCCCCGCAAGAACGGTAAGACCCGCCTGGCCGCCGGCCTGGCTCTGCTCGAGGCGTGCCTGAAACCGCAGCGTCACGTGTACGCGGTGTCGGATTCGGAGCGGAATCTGAATTCGACGTTCCGCCGGGAGCTGGTCGACATCATCGGCGGGTCGCCCTTCCTGCGGGACAGCATCCACGTGTTCAAGGCGCATTTCGAGGTGCCCGAGACCGGGTCGTTCATCGAGATGCGGCCGAACAAGTTCGCCGCTTCCCAGGGCATCAACCCGCATCTGGTCATCTTCGACGAGGTGCACCTGCAACGGTCGGCGGACCTGTGGTCGGGTATGCAGATGGCCGGCGCGGCCCGCCGGGATGCGCTGCTGCTCGGGATCACGACGCCGGGCTATGACCTGGCCTCACCGGCGCATGATCTCTACGAGCAGGTGAAGGCGGGCAGCGCCGGTCTGTACGGCCGGATCTTCGAGGCGGACCCGGCGGCCGATATCGACGACCGGGACGCCTGGCGTGAGGCCAACCCGTGTTTCGGCCGGCCGGGGTTCGCGGAGGCGTTGGAGTTCGACCGGGCCCACCTTCCGGAGCACGAATTCCGCCGCTACCGGATGGGGGTGTGGACCGCCACGGAGCAGGCCTGGCTCCCCGCCGGTGCCTGGGCGGCCTGTGCGGCCCCTGGGCGGCCGTCTCCGCCGCCGGGGTCGCGGGTGTGGCTCGGGTTCGACGGTTCGTATTCGGGGGACTCCACGGCCCTTGTGGGGGTCACGGACGACCTGCATGTGTTCGTGGTGGGCTGCTGGGAGAATCCGGGCCGGCGGGGCTGGCGGGTTCCGCGCCGCGAGGTCGGTGAGGCGGTGGCCCTGGCGTTCGAGCACTGGCGGGTCGTGGAGATGCTGTGCGACCCGCCGTACTGGGGGGCGGAGATCGCGGAGTGGTCGGCGACGTGGCCGGGCCGGGTGGTGGAGTTCCCGACGTTCTCCCGGCCGCGGATGGCGCCGGCCTGCACGACGTTCTACAGCGCGGTCATGGAACGGGCCCTGTCGCACGACGGCGACCCGCGGCTGGCCCGCCACGTGTCCAATGCGGTGGTGAAGGCGTCGCCGGAAGGCGACTACATCACGAAGGCCGACAAGGACGCACCGCAGAAAATCGACCTGGCGGTGGCGGCCGTGATCGCCTACAAGGCGGCCGCGTCCGACCGGCGGCCCCCCCGCGCCCCGGTGGTGGTCCTATGAGCACTGAACCCGTACGAGACGCCGAGTATGAGCGGCCCGAGTACGCCTGCGCCGCCGCCGCCTACGACGACAAGGGCATGGTCATGTTCGAGTGCGAACGCCTTGACACCAAAGCGTTCTGGTGCGTCGAGGACGAGGTCTACCTCTGCCCCGAACACGCCCACTGGGCAGACCTCGGGCCACGACAGTTCGACGGTCGGGTCGACCGTAAAGGAAACGGGGGTTCCGTTGATGGTTGACCCCACACCGAAAACGAACCTTGAAGGGCAGGGCGCCGAATGTGTAGCTCCAAAGCGGGGTCAGCTCTGGGTCGCTTACGACGACTGGCGGCCGTCCGCTCGGGTCTTCGTTGAGGTCACCAGGGTCGCCAAGGATCGCTCATGGGCCGACTGCCGGATGTTCACCTGGGCCTGCTCCTGGTCGAAGCGGATGCCGCTGATCGACGGCCAGTTCTCGGATATCGCTGATCTGACCCTCCGAGACTGGAGTGCCGCAGACCTCAAGGAGCAGGAGTTCGACAACATCCTGCGACTCAAGGAGGAGGGCTACTACAGCCCTTCGCTGGACGGCCCGTACCCCGAACCTGACGCCGATGGCTGGGTGACGTTCGAGCTACACAACGACGGGTCCGGGCGCGCTAGCTGAGTGCTTGCAATAGCAAGCACATACGTGTAATTCTTCGGGGTCGGTGGGCAAGAAGAAGCGGGCCCCGGCCCCCGTGGAGGTGGAGGAGCGCGCCGAGTTCTCGGTGGCCGACCCGGCGCTGGCCGGCTGGTTCGGGATCGGCAACGCCTCTTACGCCGGTGTCAACGTCACCGAAACCAACGCGCTCGGGAGCGCGGCGTTGTGGCGGGCCGTGTCGCTGATCGCCGGCACGATCGCTTCGCTGCCGCTGCGGTCCTACCGCCGCGGCGACGACGACACCCGGACCCGGATCCGGACCTTCCTCGACGATCCGGGCCTGGCCGTCGGGCTGACCGTCTTCGAGTGGGTCGAGCTGGTCCTGACCCATCTGCTGCTCTACGGGAACGCCTATCTGCTCCACGTCTACAACGGGGCCGGTGCCATCGCCGGCCTGCAGCCGATTCACCCGGCGCTCGTGTCGGTCCAACGCGACCGGGACGTGGGGAAGGTGTTCCGGGTCACCACCGACGAGAACCGCCAGGAGATCTACACGCCGATCGACCTGACCCACCTGATGGGCCTGTCGACCGACGGGTGGAAAGGCCTCGAGCCGCTGCATCTGCTGCGCCAGCCGATCGGTACCGGCCTGGCCGGCGACCGGGCGGCGGCCCGCCTGTTCTCGTCGGGGCTGCTCCTCCAGGGGCTGGTGACCACCGAAGACGACGTGACCGAAGAGGAGGCGAAGCAGATCAAGGCGGGGCTCGACTCGAAGCTCGCCGGGTGGGACGCGGCCGGCGGGGTCGGCTTCGTCAACCGCAACCTGAAGTTCTCGGCGTGGTCGATGAAAGCCGACGAGGCCCAGTTCCTCGAGGCCCGCCAGTTCTCCGTGGAGGAGATCGCCCGCGCCTACGGCGTCCCCAAGGTGCTCCTGGCCCAGGACGGCGCCTCCACATGGGGGTCGGGTATCGCCGAGCTGGTCCGGGGCATGCAGCGGTTCACGTTCGCGCCGTGGACATCGCGCATCGAACAGCGCCTCACCGCGCTGCTGCCCCGCCCGCAGTACGTCGAGTTCGACTATGCCGGGCTGTTGCAGCCGGCGCCGGCCGAGGAGATCGGCCTGTTGCTCCAGCAGGTCGACGCCGGGCTGCTCACTCTCGACGAGGCGCGCCGCCTCCGGAACCTGCCGCCGCTGCCGGCCGCCGCCGCGCCCGTCCCTGAGGCCGCGCCCTGATGGAACGGTTCGCGGCGGAGCTGCGCAGCGCGACGGTCGACGGCGGCCGCCTCGTCGGGCACGCCGCCGTGTTCAACCGGGCGGCCCGTGTCACCGACCGTAAAGGGGTTGCCCATTGGGAACGCCTCGCCCCCACCGCCTTCGACGCGGTGCTGTCATCCGACCCGGATGTGCGGGCGCTGATCAACCACGACCCGAACCTGTTGTTGGCCCGCACCGCCAATGGCACCCTGAAACTCGACGTCGACGACGACGGGCTGATCTTCGACGCCGACCTGCCGGACACGAGCTACGCCCGCGATCTGCGCGAGCTGGTCGCCGGCGGCCTGCTGACCGGCGCCTCGTTCGCGTTCGTTCCCGGCCGCGTCGAACGCAGCCCCGCCCCCGACGGCCTCGAGCTGCGCACCCACGTCGAGGTCGACCGGGTCCTCGACGTGTCGGCCGTCACCTACCCGGCCTACGCCGGCGCCGGCGTCGAGCTGCGCGCCGTCACGTTCCCCGCCCATCCGCTTCGCCGCTACCGCACCCGGCTGATCCTGGCCAGGGCCGCACAGAAGGGAATCCGCCCATGACCGTCGAGGAGATCCTGGCCGCCCTGCAGGCCCTGATCGACGCCGCCAAAGAGGAAGGCCGCGACCTCACCGACGAGGAAGCCGAACGGTACGAACAACTCGAGCTGGATTTGGCCACGGCGCAGCGCCGCGAGGACATCGCCCGCCGCCACGCCGACTACACCGCGTTGCGCCCCGCCGTGCATGTCGCCGCCGCCCGCCCCGACCACACCCTGGAGCGGGCGTTCGAGCAGTATCTGCGCACCGGCCATCACAACATGGATCTCACCGAGCTGCGGGCCCAGGGGGAAGGTGTCGGCTCCGAAGGCGGCTACCTCGTCCCCACCACCATGCGGGACAAGATCGTCGAGCGGATGGTGGCCTACGGCGGCCTCGCCGAGAACGTCGAGACGATCAACACGTCGACGGGCGGGCCGATCGAATGGCCGACGATCGACGACACCGCCAACACCGGCGCCATCACCGGGGAAGGCGACCAGTTCGCCGGCGGCGCCGACCTCGTCTTCGGCACCGCCAGCCTCGGCGCCTACAAGTACACGTCGAACGGGGCGAACAACGACCCGCTGCGG